ATACGAACTGATAGTTTACAAAAGAAAAAGACCGGTGATAGAGATAATAAATTAGAATTAGAAGATATTACTGATATTAATTATCAAAACTCTCTTATATCCGATTATATCCAACGTATGTTGCCATTTGTGACACCAGAAGATATAGCAGGAGTTCAATCTCTAAACAAAGAGATTAATAGTAGAATCGTATTAGACGAACTGACAAGAAACGTACAATGGAAGCCGGTAAGATTTGAATTCTCTAATATGTTCAGTTATGGTGAAGATAACGTAATCAATTTTGACAAAGTTAGCGGACTAATGGGATTGTTTGCACCAAATGCAAGTGGAAAATCAGCATTATTTGACGCAATATCATTTTGTCTATTTGATAAGTGTAGTAGAGCGTTTAAGGCATCTCACATTATGAACAATCGTAAATTGGATTTTCACTGCCAATTAGATTTTGAAGTAGAAGGAGTATCTTACACTATAAGGAGAGAGGCGAGAACTATTAATAAGGGAAGAAACGTAAAAGTAGATGTGCAGTTTTGGAAAGAGGTAGATGGGCAAAAAGAATCACTTAATGGAACTGAAAGAAGGGATACCAATCAAGTCATTGAAGGGTATGTGGGAAGGTATGAGGATTTCGTACTCACTGCTCTTTCACTACAAGGTAATAACGCCCTATTCATTGATAAGAGCCAATCAGAAAGAAAAGACCTTCTTGCTCAATTTATGGGACTGGATATATTTGATAAGCTGTATGATATGGCGAGTGAGGAGATTAAGGAGGTGGCAGTACTTATCAGAAATTTCAAAAGGACGGATTTCACTTCCGAATTGGCGACTAAAGACGGCGACTTAAAAAAGAAAAAAGATGAATTGAAAGAGTTGAATGGGATGTTAAAAACCGATACAACCGCTAAGGATAAAATTCAAAACCAAATATCTGACCTTAAGGAATCCCTAACACCAATTGATTCAAAGTTAGAACTTCACTCATTAGAGGTTTTAAGGGGTGAAATTAAGGAAAAAATTGAACTTAATAAGAAACATAGGGAAGATAAACAAAACAAAATCGTGGAGTACCAGACCCTTCTGGTAGAGGTTTCAGGTTCCATTGGTAGACATGATATTGTAAATGGATTACCTATTGATACCGCTAAAAAAGAATGGGATGCTGCAAAAGGAAAATTGGCAGATATCAATCAACAAATAGACCGTTTAGAATCTCAATATGAAAGAAATTTAGAGAAACTATCACATTTGGAAAAGCATGAATATGACCCAAATTGTAAATTTTGTATGAACAATGTGTTTGTAAAAGATGCTATTGCCACAAAAGAGATTGTAAAGGTTCAGGAAACACAATTGGAAGAACTTAATACAAAACATCATTCACTCATCAAAGAAGCTGAACCGTTTGCCGAAGTTGAGGATGTTTGGAACACTTTATCTGATTTAAGAAACAAATACCAAAAAGGTGTAGTAGTATCTGAAAAGGCTGAAGCTGAGTTACAATCATTAAATACTCATTATGAATTATTACTAAATCAATTAGATACTGTTCAGGCTGATATTCAGAAGTATTACGATAATCAGGCAACAATTGAAAAGAATAAAAAGATTAATGAGGAAATTAAACAATTAGAAACTGATAAAAAACAATTGGAAAATCTTATTAAGGATACCAATAGAAAAATATTGGGTGTTACTGGTGAGATAGGTTCATTGGAATCATATATCAATGGTACTAAAGCTAAGATTCAAGAAGTTAAAGAATTAGAAATTAAAAACGAATTGTACACATATTATTTAGATGCTGTAAAGAAAGATGGTGTTCCTTATGAACTTATATCTAAAGCGATGCCAGTAATTGAATCAGAAGTTAATAACATACTTGCACAGGTTGTGGATTTTTCACTTTCAATGGATACTGACGGTAAAAATATTAATGCTAAAATTGTTTATGAGGACCAACAATGGACTTTAGAGATGTGTAGCGGTATGGAAAAATTTATATCGGGCCTTGCCATTAGAGTGGCTCTAATTAATATTTGTGGATTACCAAGACCTAACTTTTTAGTAATTGATGAAGGGTTTGGGACTTTGGATGCAGATAATCTCTCATCACTCTTTATGATGATGCAGTATTTAAAAACACAATTTGATTTTATTTGGATGATTTCCCATTTGGAACAAATGAGAGATATTGTGGATGGGTTAATTGAAATCCGAAAGGAAAATGGGTTTTCAAAAATTAACTTTTAGTAACGGGTAATACATTTTTTGGTGGAGTCTTTTTAACAGATTCCACTTTTTCTTTTATAAGGGTTTCTACCAACCCATTAATTTTGTAACCTTTCTCCTTACAAAAATCCTTCAATAATTGATGTATTTGTGCATCAATTTGTATCATTGCATATTTTTTCATACACTTCTTTAGTTTTCTTTAGATTTCTATATATAATTATAAAGATAAAAAATTATCTGAATATTTATCTTATATAATCTCAAGCATAGATGGCAGTAATTAAAAAATTTGGCGAAACCCTAACTCAAAATTTATCTTCATTTCAAACATACATTGTAGATAATAATCCAAACTCTACCTATTTTAAAATAACAGAGTTTAAAGATTCTTTTACAGGTGGTAAAAATGGATTTTTAATTGAGGGTAGTGAGCATTTAAAAGAAACTACCGAAATTAAAATACAAATATTAGATGTAGAAGGTAATCCAATATATTTTGAACCTGGTAATGGTGTACCTGAATATTACGAAGGTACATCTAAAGTAGTTGCAGTTTATATATACGAGGATACTCCAATTGGTACTGCAAAAATAACAATATTAGGTGAACTAAAAACATACATTGAAGAAGGCGGTGTTGTTAGGGATGTGCCTGATGAATGGAAAAATGTTTATAATGTAAAATGGGAGAAAAGTTTTCAGGTCAATAGATTATTATCAAACGAAGATAAAGTAAGATTTTATAGAAGACCAAAAGTTTCTATTTCAGAGATTGTAAAACCAATTTTTAATAATGTAACAACTACCGTTGTGCAGACTGGTTCTATGAGTGGTATTGCACAATTTCCAAAAATTGGTGAGTATCTGTTTAATTACACTTTACCAGCAACTTATGTTTTAAGAATTGAAGATTCTACAAATTGGACGGGTTCAGTTGTTGGAACTCAAATTTTTGCACCAACTTTGGGTTATAATTTTAATGTTGATAGTGTATTAAATAATAAAGAAGTATTGGTATCAAATCCTTATACTGAAAATAGTTTAGTTTCAAATTTTGAAAATGAAGGATATACCGCATCTTTTAATTATGTTGAAGGAGTTAATAATTTAAAAACAGCATTGACTGGTTCATTTGCTAAAATTGTTCTAACTGATTTAACAACATTTATTGGTGATGTGGCTAGAGTAAAAATATTTAGAAAATCGCAATCCGATTTAGCTGATTATCAATTTGTTCAAGAAATAAGATTAGAATCAAACGAAATATTAAGAGATTTAGAATCTCAAATTAAGAATGAAGAATTCTATGGTCTATTTGATAATACAAATTATAAAAATTATTGGGCCACATCATCAAATAGTATAGTTGCTAGTTTTAATCAAAATTATTTATATAATTCTGTACAATTAGATAGTCCAAACTCAAACTATTTCTATACAACCGCTTCTTTAGGAGTTACTGAAAATATTGAATATACACTAACTTTTAATACAAGAGTTGGTGATGGTTCAGTTTCTGCAAATAATTATTTGAGAGCTTTTTTAAGTGGTTCAAAAATTGCTACTGTAAATGGTTCACCAAAAACTGTACAGGTAGAAAAAAATATTGTTACTATAACTTCTGATAATTCTCTATTACAAAAGAATCAAATAACTGCAAATTTTAAAGCAGAAGAATCTAATAATACAAAACTTTATTTTGAAGTTAAAGGAAATGATTGGTATATTTCGGATGTTAGTTTAAGAGCATCGCAAGAAACTGCATATTCTCCTGATGAGATTACATTTATACAAAGTGTACCAAGAAGTTTACCTGAAGAAACATTTGATTATCGTTTTGAATTTTACGATATTAATAATAATTACATTCCTGTTTTAGTTGAAGCAAGTAAAACTTTTAATGGTGGTAATTTACAAAAATTACAAAAAGGATTAGTATTTACTCCTCGTTCTTTACAATTTCAATTTGATTCGGGTTCAAACCCAGTACCGCCAACCGTTGTTGGGTTTAGTGTTACTAAAAATTTATTAACAGGTTCGGTAACCTATACATCTCAATCTTTTGATTTTGATGGTAATGAATTATTTGGACATGAATATACCGCCTCAATAACTTCTGGAGGTGGTTATCCTGGTTTATTAGATGGAATCACATCCGATGCACCAACAATGACAGTTCAACATTTTACAGGATCAAGAAGTGATAAAACTGTTCAGATAGTAAAAATTACTGGAGAAGTTGAAGGGTTTACCGATACGGTTATATTCAGCAGAGTATTAGATGGATTTGGTGGAGTTAATCACATCATCAGACCATACAGAGGAACTCAAATTAAAAATAGTAGTACACAATCATTAGAAATTCAGGCAATTAGAATTGATGGTGTTAATGATATTGAAATAAGTAGTTTAACTAAACCGGAAAAAGGATGGCCTGATAAGCAATTGCACGTATTATCTGCATCGCTTAACCCACTAACTGAACCTGAAAAGTTTATTAATCTTGCAAAGGCTTCCTCTAGTAAATTTATAAAAGGATTAACAAGTGGTTCTTTAGGTAGTGGAGAAATAAATTATAATGCTACATTTAATAGAGATTCAATTGACACGAGAAGAACCATTTATTTAATGTCTTCACAATCGGCAGCATCTGGACCAGCATATATTACTTCTGCATCGGTTTTGGCATCTATTATACTTGAAGATTTACAAGATGGTTTAGATACACCTGTTGTAACATATAATACCGATACATTTAATATTGACCCGAGAAACGAGAAATTTTTTAGACCAACATTTGCTTTTGCTACCGCATCTTTTTATAAAAGAGGTACAACTGACCAAATAACGGCATCTTTTCAAGTTTTTCCTTCAATGTCTTTAAATACAGATTGGGTACCAGAATATTGGTTGTATTATACAACACAAAGTGTAGATTCAACTATTAAAGTGGTAGCAGTTGATGAAGCAAAAAGAATTATACCTGCTGGTGCATTAAATTCGGTTGTTCGTTCTCCTTTATCACAGAGTAAAAATATAACATTTACATTTACTTATAACGAACCATATACATCACCATCTAGTACTACTGCATCAATTTCGGTAGATAAAACATTTACAATCGTTCCTCAAGGTACACCTGGTGACGAAACAATTGTTTTTGAAGTAAATCCAATTGCAATAACTTTGGCCGCGAATTCAAGAGGTATCGTAAATGATTATAAACCAAGTATTACCGATATACGATTAAAGCAAGGTGCTAGATATTTGGCGTTTAGCTCAAGTGCAGCATCACACCCTTTTTTCTCACATGGTCAATTTTATATTGCAAGTTCTTCTATTATAGAACAAAACGTTAAAGCAGGTAATATACATTTTACATCATCATTTGGTGTACCATTTACTGCATCACTTATTGTATCTCAATCTTCAAATTTAACAAATTTAAGTGGTAGTATTACATATCCATTAGTAATTCATCCGTATTTTACTTCGTCTATATACACTGCAAGTGTTGTGGTAAATTATACAAAAGTATTAGATGGTGCTCCACCAATACAAATTGTTATATCACCAACATCTGTGGCAATCCCAGCCGATGAAGTTGGATACGTTTCATCATACGCAAATGCAAATACATCTATAACTGTAAAAGAAGGAGATGATTTCTTATTATACAATACATCATCTTTACCAGGAACTTGGAAAATAAATTCAATAGAAACTAGAACTGGTAATGTTTGGAATATAAGAACTGGTTCGTTGGTAACTGGTTCTGCAAGTAGTTCGTTTGGGACATTTAATAGATTTGATTATCCATATGTTTCGGCAAGTGCAACATATACAATTCAAGTATATCCAAATGCATTAGGAAGTGGACACGAATATACATCATCTGTTTTTACTCGTACTCAAACATTTACAAAAAATGTATCAGTACCAAACGCTAGGACTTTACAATTAGTTGCTTCATCCGATACAATTACATACGATAGAGATGGTGGAAACTTTGTGCCGGCTGAACCAATAGTATTGAGAGCAACTGCATTCAATACAACTGGTTCTTTAGAATTAGGTGGATTAACTGGAACTGCGAATACATTTGACTGGTATATTATAGAAGATGATGGTGTTACCGAAACTCCACTTGGTGAAACAAGATATTATCCAAATAAAAATGCGCAAAATAATTATTTTGATGAATTAATAATTGATTCCACTTATACGCCTGGTCCTGGTCAAAAGAAAACTTTTAAAGTTTATTTTTGGGATGGTACAAATTTAATTACAAGTTTTCCATTTAAAGCAGAAGCACAAATTACAATTAGTGGTCTAAAATCTGGTGCAGATGCATATAAAATTGCAGCTGATAATGTAAACACTTCAATTACGGCTGATTTATTTTCAACATCATCGTTAGGAACTGCAATTAAATTACCAACATTTAAAGGAACTTCAAGTTTACAAAATGTAATTACAGGAAATTATCCAGCACCACAATCATCCGATAATGGTATTGATGGTTTACCTTTAGGTATATTAGGATTTTCTTCGGCATCAATTTATAGTAAATCGCCTTGGATACTTTTGGCAACTAATAGAATTCTTACAAACCCGGCTTCAATGCCAGATATTATTGGATGGGAAAAACCAGCAATAAATAAAACTGGTGAAATTGTATATAAAGTTGAATTTGAGGGATATTCAAATCAAGTTGCAACAAATCCAATTAATAGACCACCAACAAGAGCTACAGAATTTGTAACACAGTCATTTTCAGTTAATTTTACTGAACCGGCCCCTTACAATATTCAAATGCAAAACGATAATACCAGTGTTGTATATAGAGTATCTGGTGAAATAGAATTAGGAAATACATCTAATATAATAAGAGCATATAGGGGGTCTTATGAATTAGCACATAAACAATCGGGTTCATTTACAAATCTTAAAATTGATGCGTATGGTTCTTCGTCATATGAATTGCAATGTAGAGTTAGGGTATCATCTAAACCAAATTATATTCATTTAGCAAATGATAATATAAGTTTAGCATATGGTTGGTTATATGGAAATCCTGCTACAATGCCTGGAATTACTGCTTGGGACAATCCTGAAACGAATATTGCCGGTGAAATAGTTTATGAAATTAATTGTGAAGATAGACAAACATTCTATAAAACACAATCTTTATCAGTTCAGTTTGAGGGTAATACCGGACCTGGTATTGTAATGAGAGGTCAATGGAATGAAACCGAAGATTACATAGGTTCAGTAGAAACAACAAATCAACGTAGAGATGCAGTAATATTTCCAGACCCAACAGGTAGTTCAGGTGATACGCACTATTGGGCTGCTATAAGTGGTTCAGGACCGGGTACATTTGATAATAATGCAGTATTAGTAGGTAAACGATTACCAACAAATCCATTATCACCAACATATACCGATACTGCATACTGGCAGTATTTAGGACAGCAAGATTTCTTTGTGGCGGCTAAAATAGCAATATTTGAAGAATCTTATGTTAAAAATACAATTAATGTTGGTACATATAATAATACTTCTAAATACGCTAATATAGTTTTGGCTGGTGGAAGACCGGACCCATACATATCAGTTGGTCAACATGGTACGGTTGGTACTGGTGGTACGAGTGGTACAAGTAATAATCCATCAACTGCTGGAGCGGCAGGAACATCCGGTACGGGTATCATTGGATATGATAGACCAGGTATTTGGATGGGATTGTATGAGCAAGGGGCTAGTGGAACTTATGGTAGATTGTCAATAAAAGATTATTCTGGCAACAATTTTATGAAGTGGGATGGTGAATCTCTTATTTTAAGTGGTTTATTGAACGCCGGCGGAATGAAACTTGGTAGAGGTGTTAATGGTGCTAACAATGGTTTATATTTAAACGCAAACAATTATTGGTATGATACCGGTAATGATTTTAAAGTTGGTGCTTCAACAAATTATTTAGCATGGGATGGTACATCATTAATATTAAGAGGAGCATTGAAACAAACGCCTGGTGGAGTTAATGAAGGACGTATTATGGGGCCGTGGGCAAGTGGTATTTTATATTATACAAACGATATAGTAACGTATAGCGGAAATACGTGGACATCAAATTCAGACCATACATCTACGAATAACACAAATGTAACTACAGGATATCCTGGTGCAGGTCCTTGGACAATCGCACCGATTGCAGCAAAACTATTGAGATTAGAAGCATCTAGTCAAGTATTTATTGAAGCGCAAAATGGTACACTTTCTCCAAATTACATTGAGTTTACTTCAAATAAACAAAACATATCCGCTACAACAAGCTGGACAACTTCACCATCCGTAACACTATATGATTCGGCAACTGGTGGTAGTGTAACAACAACGGGTAACACAGTTTATTTACGAAAGGCAGACTTTGGTTCAAACACTTTGGTTGAAGTGACAGCAACTGCAGATTCAATAACAGACACTATAACCGTTGCGAGGGTGCAAGAAGGTACTGATGCATTAACAATAATTTTAACAAATGAAGCACATACTTTACCAGCGGCTAGTGATGGTACGGTTTCTTCATATGCAGGAAGTGGTACTGATATATACATTTATGAAGGTGCAACACAATTAGATTATGATGGTGTTGGTACTGCAGCAGGTAAGTTTACCGTTTCAACCGCCACTTCAAATATAACTGCCGGCGGTATAACCGATGGTGGAAACTACGCGGTAGTAGCAAATCATAGTAATATGACTGCTGACCAGGCAACTGTAACATATACATTAGCTGGTAAAAAACTAAATGGAGATTCTTTTTCAATAACAAAAGTTCAATCTTTAACAAAATCGAGAGCAGGAGCAGCTGGTGCAAATGGAGCCGCAGGACCTGGTATAAGTTTTGTTGGTGAGTGCACCAGTTTAGATTCTAGTTTTGTATGGGTTAGTAACACCACATCTAAAATGGTAACATTAGCATCCGGTACATACTATCTTTTAAAAAATGCAGCGGATGGACTAACAAAAGGAACAACTGGTTGCCCTCCTAACGCTACATATTTTGAAACAATGGCCAATTTTGCATCGGTAGCTACTGATATTCTTTTGGCTAAAGACGCAAACATTTATCGTTCATTGGTTATTGGACAAAGTGGTACTAATGGTGGGATAATTAGAAGTGCGAACGCAACATCTTTAGTTGGACCTGCGGGTGGACCAGGGTTTTATTTACAAGATGATGGTAAGTTTAGATTTGGAAATATTACTGGTTCTGGATTACCTTACATTTATTGGGATAATGCAAACTTAACAATTAAAGGAAAAATTGTAACAGATAATACTGTTATTTCTGAAATTGGAAACTGGAGAGTTGAACAAGGAAAGTTACAAGATGTAAATGAATTCATTGTATTAAATCCAAATGATGTAACCATTACAGTCAATAATACATCTGATGAAAAAGTAATTGAAATTTCACAAGCTAATTTACCAGCAGTAGGTGGCGGTGGAGGTAGTTTCGTAATGAGTACTATTCCTGGTATTAGTATGAATGGTTCATATAATAGTTCATCTCCTCTACTTAATGAAATAACCGCTTTAGATACAACAGGTGTTTCTATATCTTCGGCTGGACAATATAAAGTGAATAGTATTTCGTGGGGAGCTAATCCATTTTATATGAATTCAAATGGTTCGTTTAGTGGTTATTTGTATTTTGAAATATTTGTAGAAGTTTGGGATACAGCGAATTTTACAGGAAATCTTATTCACACATTTAATGTTGGATACTCTGATAATTTGGGTGGACCATTTGATGAAGGTGCATTTTATGCAAGTAGTGGATATCCAGTATATGTTACTATACCTTCTGCTGGTACATATTATTTTCACGTTAGGGGTGTAGTTCAATGTTATATAGATAGTGGAGTAGGAAGTATTACTGGTGGTACGTGGTCAATAAATACCGGTAATACGTTTAATAAACAACTTTCTCAAGTAAATGTTGCAGGTAATGGATTTTTAGCAGCAGCAGATATTGATAACTATGTTAAAATTGAAAGAAGTACTAGTGTTCCACTTTTAGATGTTGCATCCAACTCAAGTGTACCAGCGGTGAGAATTGAAAACGCACATGCTTCGGCAGCAGCACTAGAAATTGTTGATGGGCCGTTGGATATGAGTAACCAAAATATTGTAGACGTTAATACTTTTACTTGGAACTTAGCTAATAGTGGATACGAAGGCACAATAGGTGCAATAACTACTGGCGGACAGACTAGACCATCACTTCAATTAAAAAACATTCCAGGTTCCAGTCAACTTGGTGGAGAAAGAAGAGACGTACAAATTAAAATTGATGCGGGTGGATTTCAATGGTGGCTGTGTAGGTTTGATTCTTCTGCAAGATTTAAATATGATATTAAAGATTGGACTCATCCATCATTGATTGAATCAATTAATAAAACTCCTATTAGAACTTTCTATTGGAATGTTGATAAAGAACTTGAAAATCCAAAAAAACAAATTGGTATTATTGCAGAAGAATTGGAAGCAGCGGGATTGGAAGAATGGGTTGATTATGAGTTAGAAGATGATCCAGAAAATCCAACAGGTCCGCAAAAAAAGGTTGTACAAAGTATTAATAAAGGAGAATTAGTATTTGTGTTGTGGAAAGCTGTACAGGAATTAAGTCAAAGAGTAGAATCTTTAGAGGCTGCAATAAGTGGTTCAAAATAAAAAATCATATATTTATATATACAAAATAAAACGTTATGCCACAAAAAACTGAACAATTATCTGCTGAAATTGTAGATAAATTAAGAAAATTACAATCCGATTCTAACGATGTGATTTATGAATTAGGACAAATTGAAGTAAGATTTTTAGATTTAAAAGCTTATAAAAAATCATTAGAAGAAACATTTTCAAAAAACAAAATTTTGTTAGATGAAGTTCTAAAAGATTTGGAAGTAAAATACCCAAATGGAGAAGTAAATCTTCAAGATGGTACTGTAACTTTTGAAGAATAAATTTGGTAAATTCCAAATAATTTTGTATATTTGTAGTTATGAGTAAAAAAAGATTGTTATACGTTTGTCCACACCTTTCTACTGGTGGACAACCCCAATACACTTACAAGCAAATTAAACATTTCTTAAATGATTTTCAAATTGAGGTTATTGAAATCAATAATAGTGGTGGGGATGCATATGTAGTTCAAAAAAATAGGATTAAATCTTTAGTACCCGTACATACATTGGGTGAAAACAAAAAACAAATCTTTGATTATATAAGAACTTTTAATCCTGATATAATTCATTTTCAGGAAATTCCAGAATATGATTTACCAATTGATGTAGTAGAAAAACTATTTTCAAGTGAAAGAAAATATTTTATAGTGTGTACAACACATGGTTCATTAACAAATCCATCTGAAATCATTTACCATCCTGATAAGTACGTTTTAGTATCGGAATGGAGTAGACAAAGATTTGAATCATTAGGCATTGAAACATCGGTTTGGGAATACCCTATTGAAAAATATAATTTTAATAAAGAAGAAGCTCAAAATAAATTAGGGTTAGACCCAACATATAAACATGTTCTAAATGTAGGATTGTTTTCGCAAGGAAAAAATCAAGGTGAAATATTTGCCATCGCAAGACAGTTGGAAAAATATAAAATTAAATTTCATTTTGTTGGTAATCAAGCAATGAATTTTGAAAATTATTGGAGGCCATTGATGGATTTTAAGCCAGATAATTGTATTGTATGGGGTGAAAGAAATGATGTAGATACATTTTATGAAGCTTGCGATTTTTTCTATTTTTCTTCAAAATTAGAATTAAATCCTTTATCGGTTAAAGAGGCATTATCATATGGTCTTCCTTGTATTTTTAGAAAACTTCACACTTATTTGAATACCTATGATGATAATCCATTGGTAACGTATATTGATGATGATTTAAAACTTACAAAAAGAATTATACTTGAGCAATTAAAACCAGAATTTAATGAAATACCAGGTTGGTTTGCGTATAAAGAGTTGTATAATAATTTTGTAGATGAAGCTAAAGATGGTTCATTGTTCGTTGAAGTAGGTGCTTGGTTTGGTAAATCTACTAACTATTTGGCTACTAAAATAAGAGAATCGGAAAAAAATATTAATTTTGTAAGTGTAGATACATGGAAAGGTACTGATGATGAGGCTTTGCATCAAAATATAGTTAATAGTTTTAATGGTGATATTTTTTATGAATTTATAGATAATGTTGTATTATCAAATAACTATAATCAATTTAATGTTATAAAAGATACTTCTAAAAATGCATCAAATAATTTCGGAAATAGCAGTATAGATTTTATAATGATTGATGCCGGACATTCTTATGAATCCTTAATGGAAGATTTGAACGTTTGGTATAAAAAAGTTAAACCGGGCGGATATATTACAGGTGATGATTATGGTGTATTTAATGGAGTAACAAAAGCTGCTAATGAATTCTTTTATGGGCAGTTTCAAGAAGGATTTCGTTCATTTATAAGAAGAAAACCAAGAATTCAGGTGAAACATATGTTGACTAGACCCGATGATATGAGAGAAAGAGTTTCAATACAATCACTTCAACAACTAAAAAACTATGGGATAGATTATCAACCAATTATCAACGAAGTATATGAAGGAATCCCACCTGCTGAAAATTGCAGAAGACCAGAACATATTAGTAAAGATAATAAACCCGGTGAACTATGGCCAGGTGCCGGATTGGGTTGGATGACTGGAAGACATTATGGTTGTTACCTAGCACATAGATACGCATTAGAAACTATTGATGAAGAAAACTATGATTATACTTTAATATTTGAAGCGGATGCATTTATCTATACCGGTTTAGAAGAATTTGTAGATGTGGTAAATAAAGCATGTTTTATGTCAGAACTAAATGATGCTTATTTTATTTCATTTGCAAATAACCCATCTAGAGAAAGAACTAAAATTGATGAATTATTTACTTTGACTGGACATGCACAAGACCTTGCACATTGTTATTTAATTCCAAACCGAACTAAAGGTTGGTGGATGGATAGAATAAAAGATTGTGGTTGGGATGTAGGTGATTTATGGTTTAATCATGTATTTTACCACCATCCTAAAAAAAGATATACAACAAATAAAATGTATTCTAAACAAGCAGAAGGATATTCATTATTAGATTTACAAATTAAAACTTGGAGTTAATGGATTACAATAAAAATATATATGAAAATATTATTAAAAATGTAAATAATAAAGCCAATATAGATAATAAAGTTTTTTTACATTTTGTAAGAGGTGCTACGGTTGAAATAAAAGGCCCGAAACCAGGAAAATATTTAGTAAAGTTTATAAATAATAAAACTGGTGCAGTACTGTATAGTTCGGAAATCAATAACAATATGTGGACAAAATGTAATGTTGAATATTTTATTGATTGGAAAATTGAAATATATCAAGATAATAAACTTTGGTACGAACATTTATACGATGCTAGAGATAAAAGAGTTTATGTGGCATTAGACTCAAAAGCATTGGGAGATAGTTTAGCATGGATGCCGTATGTAGAAGAATTTGGAAAATTGCATAATGCCAAAATGATTGTTTCAACATTTATGAATAATCTTTTTGAAGAAAAATATCCTGATATAGAATTTGTTACACCGGGTATGGTTGTAGAAAACTTATATGCTATGTATGCAATTGGTTTATTTTACAACGAAGATAGTTCAATAAACGTTTATAAAAATCCAATTGACCCGAAACAACAAACGATGCAAAAAATGTGTTCGGATATATTGGGTTTAAACTTTAGAGAAATAAAACCAAGATTAAAAGATAGAAATCCCCACAAAGAATCAGGTTTAAAGCAGGTTTGTATTGGAATACATGGAACTGCACAATCAAAATTTTGGAATAACCCAACAGGATGGCAGGATATTGTAGACTGGTTAAATAATAGAGGTTACATTGTAAAACTACTTTCAAAAGAAGGTGAGAACTATATGGGAAATCAATTACCTTCCGGTATAGTTAGGCATCCAAATGGTCCAATTGAATTAGTTATGGATGAAATGTTGAAATCAAAGGCATTTATTGGAATAGGTAGTGGATTAAGTTGGTTAAGCTGGGCATTGGATGTACCAACTGTATTAATAAGTGGATTTTCTTATAAGTGGGCAGAGATGGAAGATTGTATTCGTATAGGAGCACCGCAAGGAAAATGTGAGGGGTGTTTTAATCGTTTAAGACTTGATCCAGGCGATTGGAATTGGTGTCCAGACCACAAAGGTACTGAAAGACAATTTGAATGTACTAAATCAATAACATCCGAAATGGTTATTAAAGAATTGGAAAAGTTTTTATAATGAAAAAAGTTTGGGTAAATGGTACATTTGATATTGTACATATTGGTCATATTCGTTTGCTTGAACACGCTTCAAAGTTTGGTTCAGTTAGGGTTGGATTGGACGAAGATAAAAGAGTTAGGGATAAAAAAGGTAGGGAAAGACCTTTTAATACCCTTTCTGATAGGATGGATTTTATCTCATCTATTCGTTTTGTTGATTCTGTTGTATCTTTTGGTACGGATGACGAACTTATTAATAGAATACGTGAATGGGAGCCAGATGTTATGGTAATAGGTGATGATTATCAATATCATCAAATAATTGGCGTGGAATATGTTCCCAAAATAGAATTTTTTCAAAAAATAAATAATATAAGTACATCAAAAATATTAGGAGATGTCAAAATATAAAGTTTTAGTAATTGGTGAGAAATGCAATGATGTTTTCATATATGGGACATCAACTAGAAAATCACCCGAAGGAAACGGTCCTATTTTTAATCCGATTGAAACGGTTGTAAATTTGGGTATGGCTGCTAACACTGCTGCAAATCTGAAATCAATGGATATAAAAGTAAAAACTTTTTGTGGTGAAGGAAATATTATTAAAACCAGATATATAAATAAAGATACAAATGAGCTTTATTTAAGGGTAGATGAAAATGATTTAGTAAAAAGAATCAATATTAGCGAACTACCACCTTTATCAGAATTTGATGCGGTTGTTATTTCGGATTATTGTAAAGGGTTTCTAACCGAAAATGATATATTTGAAATTTCTAAATTACATCATTTAATCATACTTGATACCAAAAAAACATTGGGTGATTGGTGTAGAAATATATCATATATAAAATTAAATAGATTTGAGGCACAAAATAATCACGATATAATTGTAGAAAATGAATGGTTAGACGAAAAAATAATTATAACGTTGGATGGTAAAGGAGCATCGTATAAGGGGAATCTAATTAAAACTAAAAAAATAGATAATGCCGATGTAAGTGGTGCGGGTGATACATTTGTAGCAGGATTTGTTGCAAAGTATTTAAGTTCTAATGATGTAGAAGAATCTATAAAATGGGGAAACTATTGTGCGGGAGAAGTTGTGAAAAAAAGGGGAGTTTCGGTGTTTGAAAAATAAAAAAACAATATAGTTATATATACAAATAATAAAACAATAATTTATGGCAGGTTTAGATAATGTACCACAACAACAACAAATTACGATAGAAACTGCAAAAATAGATGCAGATATTCTAAATTCTATTAACGATTATAATCAAAAAATTCAAAGTTTGATTGTAGAGTTTGGACAAATTCACATTCGTAAGAAAGAAATCAATGAAGAAATCATCAGAATGGATGACTTTTTAGAAAAGGGTGAAGATGAATTTAAAGCACTAAATTCTCAATTAAGAGAAATTATTGATGGATTGGATGAAAAATATCCACAAGGTAGAATCAATATTCAAGATGGAACTATTCAGTACCAACCTGGCGCACCAACTAGAAAACAATTGGCTGAGATGCAAAGACAACAATCTCAACAATCTCAACAAACTATGCCAGATGGTTCTAGTGGATTGAAAGTTGTAAAAGAGTAATCCCAAATATTTATATAGTATAGTAACTATATGAAGGGATTAGCAAAATTTTTAGTAGAAACAATATTGGGAGAAGCGGCTGAGATAGACAAAGTGGTTGTTGTCTATTCAGGCCGCTTTCAACCATTTCACAAAGGGCACTTTGCCACATACGAACATTTAGTTAAGAAGTTCGGAAAAGATAGCGTGTACATTGGAACTTCTGATGTTACCGATTCAAAAAAATCTCCTTTTGGGTTTAGAGAGAAAAAGGCTATAATGCAAAAAATGTTTGGTATTCCATCAAACAAAATAGTAAGTATAAAAAACCCATACGCTCCAGAAGAAATATTAAACAAATTTGATTCAGATACCACAGCCTTTGTGACTGCGGTGGGTGAAAAGGATTCATCACGTTTAAGTGGTAAATATTTTAAACCATATAAGGGTAAAGTAGATACTGGTTATTTAGATAGAGGATATGTTTATATTGCACCAGCTCAATCAAATCCAATTAGTGGTACTGATGTTCGTTATTGGTTAAGTGCAGGAAGCGTTGCAGATAGAAAGAAAGGGTTCTTAAAAGCATACCCAAAGTTTGATGAGCAGATATTCAAAATGATTACTCTGAAACTAAAATCTCTGAAAGAATATATAAACGAAGAAATTAAACTTAACGTTAAAGTTGGTGATACGATTCTTATGGGTAGGTTTAAAAACAAAAAAGTAGTTGTTAAATCTATAAGTAAAGATGAATATGGAATGCCAACAATTAATGGTAAAAAAGCAGTAACATTTAGAATTCCTAAAAAAGAGCAACTAAAAGAAATTTCGGTTCAATTTGCAAACGGCGTAGAAAGAATAGAAACAGACGATGGTACAGGTCCTTTTGCATCATCTTGGAAACAATACCACAATCAGGCTAAAACAAGAGGTAAAAAAATTGGATATGATGTGGTTGATAGACCTGACGAATTAAAAAAAGAAAAAGAATTAGTAAACTATAAAGAGATGGACCCGAGAAATCAGGTTACTAATTTTCCAATTATGCAAGAACCTAAAAATACCGATTCTATTGGGAAATTTACAGCAAAACGTGCGTACACAAACTGGTTAGGTGATGCCTTAAAAGCAGTAAAAGATTTGGGTTGGGAAGAAGCATTGACCACAAAAGAAAAAGAACAAAGAAAACAGGCCGAAATGGATGGTAAAGCAAATATAAAGGTTGTAAAAGAGGGATTAATATCAGAGGATGAAATCAATCAAATAGTTGATGAGATTATGGGTGAGATGGGATTACCAGGAGGAGCGGGAGTTGGTTTAAGTTTACCTGGTGGATATATCAATGGTGCACCGAATCCAAAAGATGTTAAGAAATTAAAATCTAAATTGGATAAAGATGGTAGCGAAGAATATACTAAAGTAAAAGAAGATAAAATACCTGGTGGATTGGCAAAAGGTATGACATTATCAGATATAGCTAAACATCATAAGATAAGTCCACAAACTTTAAAGAACGAATTTATAAAAGGATATGCTGTTGAAAGAGAACATACAACTGATATAGAAGTTGCTAAAGAAATTGCATTAGACCATTTGTACGAAGACCCAAATTATTATAGTAAACTTTCCAAAATTGAAACCCCATTAAGTGAGGGTTTACTTTTAGAAGGTGGAGCATATGGTCATATGAATCACCCGTTTGATATTCAGATGAATCTTACATTTGGTGACCTTAAACAAATTGTAGTAAGAGCATTAAATGGTGATTTGGATTTGGCAAGAGAAAAAACCGATGGACAGGCGTTGGCAATTAGTTGGGTAAATGGTAGATTAGTTGCGGCAAGAAACAAATCACATACAAAAAATCAGGGTGAAGGTGCTATGACTATTGGTCAAGTTGCAAAACAATTTGCTGGTAGAGGTGCTTTAACCGATGCTTATACATTTGCAATGAATGACCTTTCAAAAGCAATAGCTGCATTATCCGAACCACAAAGAAAGAAGATTTTTAAGGATGGTAAATGTTTTATGAATTTAGAAGTAATATATCCTCAAAACTCTAATGTAATTCCATATGGTCAACCGCTGTTAGTGTTTCATGGTACTTTTGAATATGATAAAGAAGGTGAGGTAATTGGTGAGAATCAGGAAGCTGCAAAAATATTAGCTGGAATGATTAAGCAGGTTAATAAAGATGTTCAGGATACATATACAATTCAAGGACCTCCAATGCAATCTTTACCTAAATCACAAGAACTTTCTAAACTACAAGGTAAATACATATCAATGATTAATAGACTTCAAAAAGAGTTTGGATTAGCAGATTCCGATGGAGTTGCGGATTACCATCAAGCTTGGTGGACTAATTTTGTAGAAAAGAATGCAAAAAAGTTAGATATTGGTTCAAAAATAGGATTGGTTAAGAGATGGGCGTTTGGTGATAAATCAATGCGTATAAATCAAATACAGGATGATAAAATAAGAGCTTGGGCTGATAAAATAGAAAAACAAGACCAACAAAAGATTATGAAAGATAATCTTATGAAATTTGAAGAAATATTTTTAGGAGTGGGAGCGGATGTATTATCATTTATGGAATCGGTATTAACAGCAAATCCATCAGATGCAACTAAACAATTGAGAAAAGAATTAGGAAACGCTATTAAACAAATAAAAGCAAGTGGTGACCCAAAGAAAATTGAAAAGCTAAAAATAGAACTAAGCCGTTTAAACGCTTTAGGTGGATTTGATAAAATTGTACCAAACGAAGGTATTGTATTCGTTTATGGGGGAAATACATACAAACTTACAGGTGCATTTGCACCTCTCAATCAAATATTAGGTATTTTTAAATATTCTCGTTAATTTTAATTTTTTTATTTTGATATACTTATTATTAGAATAATCATAAATAATATGTCAAAGGAATTTCAAAAAAAATACATGCATCCAACGCGTAGAAAGTTGGCAAATATGGTTTTAACTGGAGGAGAGTATGAAAAAAATACACAAATATCCTTTACTGATGCGGAAAAATCAGCAGAAAAAAATCGTAAAAAAGAAATAGGAGAGAAATGGACCGATTCCGATGGTAAAATTTGGGAACAAAAAGAGTTTGGAAAAGTAAGAATTAATGAATTATCGGATACAATGTCCGAAGTTAGAGATTATTTATCTAAATTAAATACGTGTTCGGCTAGTGATTGCAATACTATAAAAATTAGTAATGCAGATAAAAAATTAATTAGTAAAACCGGTTATTGTGCAAAATGTTTAGCTAAAAAAGAACTACAAATTAAGCAAGATTCATTGTGGAAGGAATATACTGATTTTAGAACCTTTCAAAATATGATTTCATATGGTAAAGAAGTAATAGCTCAATTTAAACAAGCTCTTAAAGATGTAAAACAAGAATATGAAATTGTAAATGAAGACGGTAAAATTGAAAAGTGGAAAATGGAAAGAGATGCTGATGAAATGAGAAATGAGATTAAGGCGGATATTAATACTTTTGAAGAAGAATTAAAAATAGCTTATCAAAAAAGAAATGAAGCATGGGAAAAACTAAAAGATAAAAATTACGATTTAGTAAAACCACCAACTGATTAATGACTCAGAATTTAGGAATAACACAAAAAAAATCTTTAAAAGAGATTATAGCAGAAGAATACAAAAAGTGTGCAACTGACCCTATACACTTTATGAAAAAATATTGTATGATTCAGCACCCGGTGAGAGGTAAGATACCTTTTCACCTTTTTCCATTTCAGGAAAAAACATTAACAGGATTTAAAGATAATCGTTTTAATATTGTTCTTAAATCACGTCAAACAGGTATCTCAACTCTTTGTGCTGGATTTTCTTTGTGGAATATGTTGTTTAATTCCGATTTTAATATATTGGTAATTGCAACAAAACAAGAGGTTGCTAAAAACTTGGTAACTAAAGTAAGGGTAATGCATGACCTCCTTCCATCTTGGTTAAAGGGTGGTTCAATGGAAGATAACAAACTTTCATTAAGATTAAATAATGGTTCTCAAATCAAAGCAATTGCATCATCTCCTGATGCAGGACGTTCTGAAGCACTTTCCTTACTTATATTTGATGAGGCTGCGTTCATTGAGGATATTGATGAAATATGGGTATCAGCACAATCTACCCTTTCAACAGGTGGTGCGTGTATTGCACTTTCTACTCCTAATGGTGTGGGTAACTGGTTTCACAAAACTTGGTTAGATGCAGAAGAAGGAACTAATCCTTTCAATACAATTCGTTTACATTGGACAGTGCATCCTGAAAGAGACCAAAGTTGGAGAGATGAGCAAGAAAAATTGTTAGGACAAAAGAAAGCAGCACAAGAGTGCGATTGTGACTTCGTTTCTTCTGGTGATACTGTTATTGAGCCTGAACTATTAATGTTCTATAAAGAAACTTATTGTAAAGACCCAATTGAAAAGACTGGATTTGATGGAAACCTTTGGAGATGGGAATATCCAGCCGCAAATGGTTCTTATATGGTTGTAGCGGACGTTGCGAGAGGTGATGGGGCAGATTATTCTGCGTGTCATGTTTTAGATATATTGAATGCAACTCAGGTTGCTGAATATAAAGGTAAAATTGATACAAAAGATTTTGGAAACTTTTTAGTTAATTTGGCAACCGAATATAATGATGCTCTTTTAGTAGTGGAAAATTCAAATATTGGTTGGGCGTGTATCCAACAATGTATAGATAGAGATTATAAAAACTTATTCTATATGAGTAAGGATTTAAAGTATGTGGATGTTGAAAATCAAATGAGAAACAAATATCGTGCTGATGAAAGAGGTATGGTAGCAGGATTTTCAACCACTTCAAAGACAAGACCATTAATCGTATCAAAGTTAGATGAATATTTCAGAGAAAAATCGGTTACTATTCGTTCTAATCGTTTAATTGATGAATTATTCACTTTTATTTTTATGAATGGTAGAGCAGAAGCAATGAAGGGATATAACGATGACCTTACTATGGCATTCAGTATTGGGTTGTGGGTAAGGGATACCGCGCTGCGTTTAAGACAGGAAGGTATTGACCTTACAAAAAGAGCGTTGGGTGGTATAAGTTCTAATCAGCAATATAGTGGAATTTATAGTCCTACTGATAGAATGGATAATCCTTGGAAAATGAGAATAGGAGATGATTTTGAAGACTTATCGCAATGGTTATAAAAATGAGGTGTTTTGGTAATAATTGATATTTATGATATATGTCAAAATCAAAAAGAGAATAAAATGATTAAATTATCGCAAATACTTAAAGAAGATGAATACATAGATAAGGCGTATTCAAAAGGTGATACTCCGGCTGATAACCCAATTGATGATTACGATGAGCTTGATGTAGAGCAAGAAGATATGGATGATTTTATAAACTATCTTAAATCTTATCAAAGTTCTTTGGAAGAAGCTAATTGTGGATGTGTTTATGAAGCTGAATATCAAGGAAGAGAAGTAAAGTTGGGCAAACCAATGGCAGGTGATGTTAAGAAATTTAAGGTATATGTAAAAAACCCAAAGACTGGTAAGGTAATAAAAGTAAACTTCGGTCAGAAAGGTGTAAAGATTAAGAAAAATAATCCTGGTAGAAGGGCTAATTTTAGAGCAAGACACAATTGTGATAATCCTGGTCCAAGAACAAAAGCAAGATATTGGTCTTGTAGAAAATGGTAAAATAGATTATGGCAGAACAATTCCAAGACGATAGAAGTTTCTTTGGGAGACTTAAAAAACTATTTTCAACTAATGCAATCGTAACCGTTGATAAAGATGGTAAACGTAGAGTAATTGATGTTGAAGATAGACAATCTAGTACAAATTTTGTAAATTTACGAGATAGATACACAAAATTACAAAGGTCTTTTTATGAAACACATCAGGGTGCACAATCAATGGCGTATCATCAAGTTCGTAGAGAACTTTTTAGAGATTATGATGCTATGGATATGGACCCAATCATTGGTTCGGCATTAGACATATATGCAGATGAATCCACAACGAAGAACGAATATGGTGATGTTCTTCAAATTAAATCAACGAATGAGAATGTAAGAGAAATGCTTCACAACTTATTCTACGATATAATGAATGTGGAGTTTAACTTATGGCCTTGGATTAGAAACTTGGTAAAATATGGTGATGCATTTGTGGCATTAGAAATTATGCCTGGTAAAGGTATCATTAACGTAGCACCACACTCAACTTATAACGTAGAAAGATTAGAGGGTACTGACCCTAACAATCCTGATTACGTTAAGTATAAAATTGAATTAGACCGATTTGGTAAGAAGGAATATGAGCAGTACGAAATGGCTCACTTCCGAATGTTATCAGATACTAACTTCCTTCCTTATGGTAAGTCAATGATTGAGGGTGCAAGAAGAATTTGGAAACAATTATCTCTTATGGAAGATGCGATGTTAATCCATCGTATTATGAGAGCACCTGAAAAGAGAGTATTCAAAATAGATATTGGTAACATTCCACCGCAAGAAGTGGATAACTATATGCAGAAGATTATCAATAAAATGAAGAAAACTCCATTTGTTGATAAAAATACTGGTGATTACAACTTAAAATACAATATCCAAAATCTTACTGAAGATTTCTTCCTACCAGTTCGTGGTAGTGATAGTGGTACAACTATTGATAACTTAGCTGGTTTAGATTATGCAGCAATTGAAGATATTGATTACCTTAAAAACAAATTATTTGCAGCTTTAAGAGTTCCAAAAGCTTATCTATCTTATGATGAAAACGTAAATGGTAAAGCTACGTTGGCAGCAGAAGATGTTCGTTTTGCAAGAACTATTGAAAGAATTCAACGTACAGTTGTTAGTGAATTGGCAAAAATTGCAGTAGTTCACTTAGCAGCAAATGGTATTGAGGATTCTGAAATGACAAACTTTGAATTGAGTTTGACAAATGCTTCTACAATCTATGAGCAAGAAAAGGTTAATTTGTGGTCCGAAAAAGTAAGATTGGCATCCGATGTTAAAGCACTTAATATGTTATCATCGGATTGGGCTTATCATAATGTATTTGGATTATCCCAAGATGAGATAGATATTGAGAGAGCTAAAGTAATATTAGACCTAAAAGACCGCTTTAGACAGAATTCAATTGAACAACAAGGACAAGACCCAGCAAACCCACCACAACAACAAAATGTGGAAGAAGAAATCAGTAAATTAAAAACTGAAATTGAATTAAGTAGGGGGGTAGGAAGACCAAGAGAAGGAAACACTTATGGTAAAGATAAACATCCGTATGGTAGAGACCCATTAGGTGATGATGAAAACCATAAGGAGAGAAAAAGAGAGGATAGAACATTAAACATAAACGCAAAAAAACTTGCACGAGAATATATAAATGGAATTTCATCAAAAAAGAAGGTTTTAAATGAAAAATCGGATATGCTTGATGAAAAAAACTTATTAGATGAAACTAAAATTTAATAAAGAAAAATTTGTTTATATTTATATGTGTTAGTTTATAGGGTAGAATAAATATAGGGTAAGTAAATGAAAAAAATTAAACATTCCAAGTTTAAGAATACTGGAGTGTTATTTGAGCTTCTAGTAAGACAGATAACTCTTGAAATTCTTAATGGAGATAAATCTGAAAACGCAAAGAAAATCGTGGCAGAATTCTTTGCTCCAAATACGGAGTTAAACAAAGAATTACGTCTATATGATATACTATTAAAAGAAAAGTATAATTCAGAAACAAAAGCAGATAGATTAGTAGAGACTGTGTGTGATGCACATTCAAAATTAAATCAATCAATACTTTCTAAAGAAAAATTTAACCTTATAAAAGAAATTTCAGCAAAATTTGAAATAGAACAATTTCTATCGTCGCCTATATCTAACTACAAAGTACTAGCATCAATTTATAAAGTATTTGAATCTAAAAGAGCGGAAGGATATGATATTAAAGATATCTTTAATTCTAAAATTACCCTAATTGAAAATATAACTTCTAAGCCAGCTCAACAAATTCAACCAGCTGAAGATAAAAAGTTGATTGAATCCTATAAACAACAAGACAAAGATTTACGTTTACTTACCTATAAGATTCTAGTAGAAACTTTCAACAAAAAATATACAAATCTTAATAATTCTCAAAAGAACTTGTTGAAAGAGTATATAAATAACATTACTAATACAACAAAATTTAAAGATTATGTTGGTATTGAATTACCAAAAATAATTTCTGAATTAAATGGTATTAAATCAAAATTAACCGATAAAGTTACACAAATTAAATTATCAGAAACTATTTCCGTTTTAGAAAAAATGAAAATAGGAAAGACTGTATCTGATTCTCAAGTTTCATCTATTATGCTTTCTTATGAGCTAATTAAGGAACTTAAATCTAAAGTAAAATAATGGAAGCAAGATTAAAAGAAGCTATTCGTAAGTACATTAGAGAGAGAAACATTCAAAAAACTTTGGATGAAATGACAGTAACCGGAGATGTAGCGGGTTATAATACTCCAGCTGCATTTACAAAACCTGGTTCAGAAAAGAAAAAGAACAAAAGATTAGCTAGTGTAACGGGTGGTACTATTGTAAGTGAAGCCGAAAAAGATTACGCTTTAGGAGATGTGCCTGCGAGTAGAAAGGAAGGATTGCCTATAAAACCAACTTCTACAAAAGATATTAATGATACAGAAATAGCAGATATTAGTGGGATGATTGTAGCAGAAAATAGATGGTTAGAATTAAAAAGAGAAATGTCTTCACCAAAAGCAAAAGTTGGTAGAGGTGTTTCAAATATACATAAACAACTTTCTGAAATAGAAAAGTTTGTAAATTGGTATTCTAAAATTAAGACTGAAAATGGACTTAAAAAAGAAGATTACTGGAAAAGAACAAACGCATCTCTATATAAAATCAGAGAAAGGTTAATGGGAATAACTGAAAAATTAAGAAAATTATAATAATATGCCGGCAGTATCAAAAGCACAGCAAAGATTTATGGGTATGGTCCATGCAGTACAGAAAGGAGACATGGATGCACCATCTAAAGAAGTTGAAAAAGCCGCAGATTCAATGACAAAAAAAGATGCCAAAGATTTCGCATCTACAAAACACAAAGGATTACCTATGCATAAGGAAACTATATCAAAAGAAAGATTAAAAGAATTAGTAAAAGAAGTAATGGTTGAAGAAGCCGAATATCAACAATTCTTTAAAAAAGCATTAGAAAAAGCTGGAAAATCAATATCACAAATGAGTGATGATGAGAAGAAAGACTTTTTTAATAAGATAGATTCTGCATGGAATCATAAAGGTGAAAAGAACGAAGACCTAACGGGTAACCAACACAAATTAGATGTGGATAAAGATGGTGATATTGAAGGTGATGATTTAGCCGATTTAAGAGCTAGTAAAAAAACCAATGAAGATGTAGCAACCGAATTACCAAAAGCAATAATCCCCGCATCAGTTAATCAAAGATTAAAATTGGCAATTGAAAAAATTAAAGATGCTAAATTAAATAGTGTACAAAAACTTCAATTAATTGCTCAAGTAGTTGATAGTTTGGGAGTTGATAAATCTCAACTAGGAATGATTACTAATAAGATAAGAGCTAAAATGGAAAGTTTAAAAGTAAAATAATATGAAATCACTCTTAATAGAAACACAATTATTTGAAGGTAAACTCAAAGAAGATGAGGGTGGGAGAGTATTGGTTAAAGGTGTTCTACAAAGAGCTGGAGCAGAAAACCAAAATGGTAGAGTATATCCAAAACCAATATTAGAAAGAGAAGCTAAAAAATATCTTCAATTTATTAAAGAACGTAGAGCATTGGGTGAATTAGACCATCCAGATTCTACTGTAATTAACTTAAAAAATGTATCGCACAATATTAAAGAAATTTGGTGGGAAGGCGATGACCTTTGTGGAACAGTAGAAATTTTAGGAACACCATCTGGTAATATTTTAAAAGAATTATTAAAAGCGGGCATCCTATTGGGTATATCATCTAGAGGAATGGGTTCAACTAGACCTTTGGGTGCAAATAAAGTAGAAGTTGCAGAAGATTTTGAATTGATTGGTTGGGATTTTGTTTCTAACCCATCTACACATGGTGCATTTATGGTCCCAATGAATGAGTCCGTAAATCCACTAAAACAAATTGGTACTGATGCGTGTGGTGATTACTGCAAAGCACAGGATTTAATGAGAGAAATAATAACTGAAATAGTATAAGATGAGCAAAAAA